GCTTCACCGTCTTGTTCCCGATCCGGATGATCCGGAAGTACTTCTTCGCGTTCTTCTCCGCATTGGTGCCGCACCAGATGATATTGCCGTTCTGGCAGAACCACGCAAGCGCCGAGGACGGCACTCCGGCGATCTTTGCTGCCCACTGCACACCGTCCACGCAGTTCAGCAGGTACTTCCCCGACTTACGTGCACCCGGGAAGCTCCGGGCCTTCTTGCTGGTGGAGTTGCAGTAGCGCCACTGCCGGCCGGCAGCATTGTCGGCCTTAATGGTGACGTTCATGTACTTGAGCGCGTACAAATATCTGTCGTTGGTATGATCCATTTATTTCTCCTCAGGGAACTCGTCCTCATCATCCCAGTACTTCGCATCCGGATCCTCGTCTTCCTCATCTCCGCTGGACAGGTCATGCGCGACCTTCTTCAGCCTGCGCGTGATCCATACCGGCATCGGGACGCCTGCCTGATCTAAGTTTTCGCAGACGGAGATCACTTCCATGATGCAGATGTAGATCGCGATCCATGCAGCGATATCGACCGGGATGCTGATCGCGATTCCGATCGCCCACGCGAGGACGATCACCAGCATCTCCCCGGACTTCCTGAAGAGGCCGGTGCGCATCTTCGTGCTGTCCCATGTGCCGTTGATCGTCGCCTGGATCCATCCGGTCACGATATCAGCTGACATGAGGATGAGCGGCAAGAGCAGCACCCAGTAGCGATGCGTGAACTGAATTTCCTTTACAACTGACTCCATAATGAACACCTCACTTTCATATAAAAAAGGACCCCCGAAGGAGTCCTTAGTCTAACTATTTACTTATTTTTGGATTAACAGGAAGTAGCGAAAAGATTTAATTTAAAGGACTTGCAACTACGGATAATTGCCCTTTAACTCTGTTCCATTGCCCTGATTTCGATTTCGTCCAGAAGTCTTTGAATCAATTCGATTAATTCTGGCAAAGTCAGCTTGGCAATGTCTTCATCATTCATCTGCGTCAAGAAGAGCCTGTACCTGCGCTCTCCACCTCTCAGGGACATCATCGATAGTAATTGCTCCGTCCTTGATCCTTCTGTAATAGATTTTTGCCATCAAATCACCTCCGCTATCAGTTCGGCAAGTTCCATGAGCGCATCGCTCTGTTCGTTGGTCAGCGCCTCGTAGTAGGTGTACACTTCATACGCCTCTTTCGTCATCTGCCATTCATCATACTCCCAGTGTTCAGGGAAGTCGCCGTCTGCCGGGATCAACTCGAATGCTTTTCTGACGATCACCTGATCGCCAGATACTTCCTTAACAGGCGGTTTGACCGATTCCCCGTTGCCGCAATGAATCCACATGTCCGATATACCTCCTTATACTTTTGATGTTGATATATGGTTTTATTTCATTCTCAAGCAGATTCACAGAATCAGCGTGTTTCGCCCATCCGATTTTCGACATCATCGCCCGACAACTGTGCGGCGTATAACCGTTCTTTCGTATCTGTCGAGCGAGTCTCCGAAAAGAAAGGAATATACCATCACGAAGAATCACACAATTTTTGCAGAATTTATACCCACCTATGTCACACCAGTAAGTCCCCTGTTTCAGCTTCCCATTTTCCATCTTGCCGATCTTTTTTATCTCCCAAGATGGCTTAATCGTCAACTTGATACCAGCAAGTTCTTTCTGGATCGCACGGATTGCCTTTTCGAGGTCTGTTTTTGATGTTCCGACCAGAAGCATATCGTCCATGTATCGGATATAGTGCCTGACATAGTTTATCCGCTTCCCTCTGCGTTCCTTATAGAGTTGCTGAACGATAAACCAGTCGAGTTTTTCCAGATACAGATTCGCAAGCCACGGACTTGTGTAGTACCCTACCGGGCAAGCGACCGGGGCAGAATCGATGATCTGATCAAACGCCCACAATGTATCCTTATCCTTGATTTTCTCAGCAAGTTTCTGTTTCAGTATGTCTCGATCAATATTGTCGAAAAACTTCTTGATATCAAGTTTCACGAAATATCTGCATTGTTTGTCGTGCTGAAACCACCAAGACACATGATGGAGTATATGCTTTATCCCTCTGCCCGGAACACTTCCGCAACTATGCGGATACATGCCTCGCATAAAAGCCTGTTCGTTGGCATTCATAAGCATGTGCGCAACTGTATGGTCTGTCAGTGACGGAATGTATAAATCCCGCCATTTGCCTTTTTTCTTCGATGAATTACGGCAAAACTGCTGTCTGTGTCTAGGTTCTCCGTGCCGCCATGTTTTATTCTTCAGGGATTCTATGATCGGAATGACATAGGCTTTTGCCTTGTCCCAATCAATTCTGTGGTATCCATCATCTGAAAGAAGTTTTTGCGTTTCTCTGTTCCCACGTTTATACTTTGTCCCTTCAATAACGGCACGGATACCGTTGTTAATATCACAAACGTTTTTAAATGTATTTTTCAAACGTATCATTCTTTGCTCATCCTGCGCCGTTTCGGTATATACCTACTAAGCCGCCTCAGTATGGATAATTTCAGTTCGAATGAACCAAGGAAAGGAGGATGCCCACAAAATGTGGAATTAGATCTGAACGGAAACAAATCGGTTTAATTGGAAATGCTTCCACTGATAGGATGTAAAGGTCGCCGCCATAATTCGCATTCGCATTCGAAGGAGCGTTATTCGCATTCGCATACGAGAAACCGTCATTAGCACCGTTGTTCCAGTTGCCACCGAAACGAACAGAACGCACGAGGTTGGAATTAACGAGGTAAGCGTTGCATCCTCGATCCCTTTTATTATCAATCAACAGTTACTATATATAGGGGACGAGTCCCCTCTTGCTTCGCTTCGCTGCGCAATTCACCCCTTTACTGAGCCAAGCAAAGGTCGCCGCCAAAAAGCGCAAACGCATACGAAGGAGCGTAATGCGCATACGCATACGAGAAACCGTCATAAGCACCGGCGATCCAGTGGCCACCGAAACGAACAGAACGCACGAGGTAGGAATGAACGAGGTAAGCGTAATCGCAGAAATACGTATTGTACGATCCACCAGATGTCTCATACGGAATCCAAATTCCATTATACATATCTGAATATTTCTTGCTCTTTACATATCCATTTACATAATTTTCGTGCGCTGTTTCGATGTCCAGTTCTACGAATGCGTCCGTTTCGAGATCTGCCGTGCCGATGTTTTTAGAATCGAACGTTGTCGGATCGTCAAGCAAATACCACTTTAAATGGTAGTTGTCATCCGCCGTTCCGACTCTCTCGTTGAACAGGTCTACTGTAGTCTTGTACTGATTAGAGAACGGGTTCTCATGCCATCTGTATTTGCATGGATGGTAAGAATCCGTGTTGCTCACAGGCGATCCAGAAGGAGTTGACACGCCGTTGCATTCGCCTGTTCTGTATGGTCTAGCAACGAATCTGTATTCTGTTGCCCCGGTCATGTCATACGTATAGTAGTCTTTTCCGAGGTCTTCCAGTTCGATAAGCTGATGCGTTCCAGACGCAGAAGCATTACCATTTTCATCACATCTCGTTACTGAAACGATCTTATGGGTCGCAAGATACTGATAATCATTCTGGTCAATGTTGGTTGCGATAATCGCAACATATTCGCCAACCACTCTAGCCGCATAATAGTTATTGGTAAGTACGTGCGTAGCATCAACGAACGTGCAGTGATCATCATTTGAGTGTCTTAATCCAGCGCACCCTTGCATGATATTCTGGCAGTTCTGTGTCGCAAACTCCACGGTGTACAATGCCCACTCATAAAAATTCATTGCCGCAGGCATGAGCATCGCAAGTTTGCCGAGTTCGCCGCCCTTGTATGTCCGTGCATTATCCAAAAGTGACTTGTAGTCACCCTGTGCATTGTCATATCCGGGAAGTGATACCGCTTCGCCGTTTTCATCAATCGCAAGGGCGTAAGCAGGCATGTAGTAGAAGGGTATTGTCTCGTTCGGATCGTGCTTGTGGCAAAAGATATCAAACGGTTTCCATCCGGGATACTGATGTGCAGATACTCCAAGGATGCCGTCCTTCATGTAGTAGTAAGCTCTGGGACACTCGACCGCTACGAATTTTCCCATCGAGCCATCTTCCGCATAGTCATCATCTCCAAGATACGCTCTGACAGTGAACACTGCTCTGCCATCCTCGACATGGAAGTCGCCCACGCATTTTCTGCGGTTGAACGGTGTGACATCATCGAAATTGTTAACGACATTGCTGTTGTTTCCATCCGTTCCGACCTGTGCGGTCATCCCAACTGAATCCCAGATTCTGGTCAGTGCAACCGCCGCCTGTCCGATGCCAGAAACACCGTATCTATGCAGACCATCCGCTTCTTCGATAGCATCTACACGATTTCCCAACGAGGTAATATCTTCCTTTAACTCACTTACGTCCTCGC